AAAGCCGAGTAGGAACCAAACGCCCCAGTGGGCGTAACCAGCCGAGGCTCCTCAATCCCCAATCCAACGATCACAGCCGATTCACAGGAGTTTTGAATCGAGTCATGACCGTTCTCAGAGATATCCAGGAAAGGGGTCGGGGTCGGTAATTTTGTATTTCTAAAAAAAGTTTGGGGTTTTTCGTGGTTTTGGTTTGTTTGGGGGTTTTTTTGTAATCCGAGGTGTTCTGCTCTTGCGTGTTGTTGTTGGGTGCGTTTTGCATTGAGGTATTGGTTTCCGCGGGTTGCATTGCACTTCTTGCAGCTGCCACATAAGTTCTCGAGCTCATCTGTGCCTCCTCTATCTACTTCTATGAGGTGGTCTGCTTCTGTGCTGGGTGCTTTGTGGCACCAGTGGCAGATGGGTTCGTTCTCAAGGACTATGCGGCGGTTGCGCATGAATTCGGGGCTGTTGCGTTTGGTCATGGTGGTTTTCCTTTGGTGTGTGTTGGTGATGTTACTAGCGCCCTCGCAGGCTCGGTTGCTCTCAGTGCGTGACGGTCTTTGAGGTTTGTGCCCCCCACAGTTCCAGCGAGTAGCTGAGGCTGCCGGAATTGTAAGGACGGACACCATCGCCTTTTATGTCGTTAGGGAACGCTGCACTGGCGACTTACCCCCACAACCTTTCAGGTATGTCATCTTGGGTGATGGGGTGCGCCAGCTCTACCCTACTTCCGTAGTGTGCATACCAACACAGTGCAATCCCGTATGTGGCCGTGGTCGTATTCAGTTGTAAGTAGTTACTGGCTGGGCTTCTCAATTCCCGACTTAGCCGAGCGAGACACACCCAGTACCAGTTGTTTAGTTCTTGCGTATGCCTTGGAGTATGGCAATGCCGATGGAGATTAGCAGGGCATACCAAACCAGGAGCATCATCTGACGCGCCCAATCTTTGAGCGGTGCAGGGCCTCAACATTTTCTTCACCGTATGCGGCAAGAATGGTGGGCATATAGATACCGCCCTGGTCAAACTTCATGTTGTACGGCAATCTCATGATTGCGTCACAGTCATCCCAAAGTGAGCAGAAGGCTCGAGACTTAGATGTGGGCACTAGACAGATGCCGTGTTTGTGTGCCATAAAGCGTTGGTTCCAAGGTGGGATATTGGTGAACGGTGGGTTCATCCACACATTGCCAAACCATTCGCTGGTCAGGCCATCAGTCTCTTGGGTGTAATACGCCTTAGCTGGTGTATGCGGTGGGCCTCCAGGTGGGCATGCCACATCAAGGTCAAACTCTACGCCTAGCGCCTCGAACAGCCATGTTGGTGTCCAGTAGTCATCAGATGTGTTGTCTGTCTGTGGCATAGGGAACAGATGCGGTTGGATGCTCATGCTCATGCTGTTGCCAGTCTTTCTGCAATGAAGCCAAGGTCGCTGGGTCGCCATAGGTAGCACTCTGCATGTGGGTGCAATGTGCGAAGCCAATGCAGCTGCGCTTCTGATGCTTTGCCTTTCTCTGTTTTGAGTTCGGCATAAATCAAGCCCTTCTGCTCATGAGCCATGCACAGGTCTGGGTAGCCAGGTGAGCCTCCAGTGATGATGTTGCCCCTTGGTGTGCGCATAGGTGCCTGATGATGCACTAGCCAGCCATATTGGTATGCCAGTGCTTTGACTTGGGTTAGGAATGAGGCTTCTGATATAGGAATCATTTGTCTTTGCCTAGAAGGAATCCGCACATGAATAGCGCGGTGCACATGATCAGCATTGTAAGAAGGTCAACCATCAGAAGGGTTCCTCAGCCGTGTCGTAGGTAGGAGCTGGTTGCTCGCCTGCCTTGAGGCTGTCAATATAGGCGCTAGCCTCGCGCTTGCTGAAGCTTTGAAGGTTTGCCGGCGGTACCTTACCCATGCTCTTGCATACGGCCCTAATCATGTTCTGTTGCTTCTCAGATGCAAGGTTGCTGTTCTCAGTAATCTGAGTGTCGCCCTGCATCCGTTGAACTTTGCCCATCTCTTCACGACTTGGGCGTTTGGCAAAGTCAGAGCCGCTAAGCCCAGCGTTAGCTAAAGCTCGCCCAACCGCACCTGTTTCGCAATTCTCAAGGTGACTGGTCTTGTTCACATTGCCTTGGCCGCGCACTTCTTCTGCCCAGCCAGTAGCGATAATTTCATCATCAAGCCACAGCTCACATTTGAATACACAAACATCAGATAGGTAATGCACTAGATCAGTGATGATGCGTGCATCAGGGTGTGCCTTTAGGAAGCGGTCAAGTCTGCTGGCCACTGGCTCATAGTCGTCAAGATTAAAGCCCACGGGCATGCTCCTTTTCTAAGCGTTCCAATTCAGCAGTGACATAAGCCAATGCTTCTTTTAATACTGCAATCTCTTGGTCTTTGGCATACACGAGATCAGCGACATCATCGTTGTGGGTGTACTCAATCATCAGCGTCAACCATCTCAACGCTCGAGATGTATAAAAAGCCCTTAGATGGGCCACTGTCATTCATTGATGGATGCCATTGGTGCCTGATGGTCTCAGCGATGTTTGGCAAAGCATGAAGCGCACCCACGGCCTCAAGCACAAGGCTTGATTCCTTAAAGCGAAGCTCGAGCGCCAGATTATGGCTTAGGTTAGTTAGTTTGGCGATTAGCTCGCCCGTTGATGTTTCCATTTGTTTCCTTTGTTATTTTCCTGAGGTGGCACGCCAGTGACCTAGGCCGCCATTCTTGTATAGGTAGCCAGCAACTTTGACATTGCACTTAGGGTCTAGCAGAGCTTTGATCACATCCTGTTTCTTACAGACAGCGCGTGTCACAGTAGCCCAGCTGCCTTGAATCTGAAGAAGCCCCACATCTGGGCGACCATTTGACCGAACGGCAGACAAGCTCTTGGGATTGCAACGGCTCTCCCGATAAGCGATTCGGGACATTGCCGGCACGACTTTGGCAGGGAAATGCTGAGCCAATAGGGGTTCCCATTTAGGACAGGATTGTGCAGCTGCACTTGCGTGGGCTGGGGTGGATAAAGAGAAGATGAGCGTGAGAGCCATGATGAGTTTCAGCACTTGTCCAGTTCTGTTGGCGGCCCCCATGAATGCCAGGACTGTGCACGCTGGCACACCTGTGAATATTCAATCAGGCCTGTGGATAAATCTGTGAAGATTTGAACCATGAGTAATTTGTCTTTAGAGCGTAGAACGGTATAGCCCCAATGAGCAGGTTCTTGGCTCATGGGCGGTTTGCCATCATTTTTAGGAAAAGCCAGCAACTGACCCATCCCATTATGAAACTGTATATAAACTGAGTATCAGTCATAATGACCCGTAGCGATGTCAAGACCGAAGCGCGTGATGGCACATACCATGCCCTGAGAGCCCGTTGAGAGAGTCTTACGCACTCCCAAATCGTGGATAAGCCCTTGGTTGCGTAAATCGGCACAGCGCTTCCAGTAGCCGTTTATGGTGTGACCTCGAGAAGCGGCTATGGAGGCTGCCTCTTCGTCTGTGAGACCGCTGATGTTTCCTGCGTAAATGGCAAGAAGGATGCCACGGTGGCTGTTAATGCTTATTGGTTTTATCTGGCGTGAGGTGTCAGGGTCTGAAGACCTGAAGAGTGGCATGTCAAACGGCATATCGAAGATAATCTTGGGCATGTTGTGTTTCCTTTGTGTTTGGAGTCATTTGAGTGACTAGATGTCACTATACACAAAGGGCGAAGTCAGTGGTGGATTTCCCAATGGAAACAAAGAAACCCACCACCTAGCCCCAGCCACGCTCAAACGAGCTGGGAGTTCTTACGGCTTGGGGACACTACGCCATACGGCTTCATAGTCTCCAGGCGACATGTCAGCATACTTGGGTGCAAGTTCGCAATGTATCCAAGTGCCCTTTTGAGAGCCACCGTTGTCTTCGGCTGTCCAGTCCTTCCAGCCCCTGCCAATACGCCATCCACGGCCCCAGGTCTCACAGCCTTTCTTGGTGATCCCTGAATAATCATGAACCTCCTCGAGACCAAGCGCAGCTGCATGTTGCACAAACCACAGAATGGCCTCTTTGCCTGCTGCCTTGTTTGCCCCGTAGGAAGTATCAAGTGCCCTTGCGGTG